TTCCGATCGGGCTTCTCTTGTTTTCCCAAAAAAACGCTGTGAGTGGTGAGGCTCTGAATTCCTTACTGGCATTGGGTTTGCGGTTGCAATTCTGCCGGCGTCTCGAGCTGCACGGTACTGGTTACCTCTAGTTGCGTTGCATTTTCGACATGCACTAACCAAATTCTCAAGCGAGTTTACGCCCGGTTGGTCTGCAGGCCAGCGATCAACTTCTACTAGGTGATCTGCTTCTGATGCCGGCATGCCGCACCAATGGCAGAATGGGTTTTCTGCTAGCAGTATGCGTTTATTCTTTTTGTATTCTGCTGTGCTTCGAGCACGTGGCCCCTGTTGTTTACTTGGCATTGCTCACGCGCCTACGGCTTGTGCTAGCGCCGCGCTTGCGCGCGTTGCTCGTGTTGTTGGTTGGTTACTTATCATGTCGGGCTAATCCTTGTGCGTGTGTTTGTTATGTGTATGTCAATGCTTACACCATGTAAAGCCTAATGCGCTAAAGCCCCACCCACGGGGTTGCCCTAACCCGTACCCACTTAACTACTCATTGGCTGATTATGTTTACAGCCTGCCACGCCAGCGGCCCGGTCATTTCGTCGCGCATGATTACGGGCATGGCGTACTACCCTCGTTACCGAGTGTCACCAACTGCCATGCAACGGGCTTAGGTCTGTGGCTAGTCCCACGCGCTAGGCGCTGGCTAGAAAACGGATTATTACAGGCAACTGGTTAGGCCGCCACACTTGCACTATTACGCCGGCTTTATCTAAACGCTCGAGCCAACGTTCCTGTGTTTTGCGTACTACTCCTATGTCGGTTTTAAGTTCTGCGAAAACTAGCACACCCTTGCTATTGAGTAACACAAGGTCAGGGAAACCACTATCACCCTGTATGTGTGTAGCCCATTTGCCCCGACTGTTCATCGCTGGTAGGTCATGGTGCACTAACCAGCCATACCGGGTGGCGATCTCTATAACGCTGTTCTTAAACTGCGCCTCAAGCATGCCCATTGTTTACCTCGTAATGCTTGTGTATTGTTCGCGCCCAAATGTCATTAGACAAATGTTCAGTACCCCAACGCAAATGGCTTATTACTTTGTCTTTGCCTAGGTAATCGGCTGTGTTTTGCATTTCCTCAATGAGGCGCACCATGCGGGTAAGTAGTTCTAGCTGCTGCATTATGTCCATTAGTCAGCCTTGCTACTTGGCAATGTTTTTAACGCGTCAATCATTTGCGTAGCCTGTTCAGGGTTCAGCGTTTCGAGTGTTACAGCGTCGCTGTTAAGCGTTACGGAAATGTAATCGTGCAGCGCTGCTTCATCAAACCCCGCGCCCTTAGCAAGTGACTTAATAAAGTAAACCTGTTTTTGGCTGGCCTGTTTAGGGTGAGCGCTCGAGGTTTCGCGCCGGATTGGTGCTATTTGTGCATCAGGTTTTTTAGGGTCTTGCCGCGCTTCTATTTCATTACGGCTAGCAATGCTTTTATTTATTCCAAACCCCATGTAACCCAACGCACGGCCTAACGCGCTAGTCATACCAACCATAAACTCACTGTTTTTGGTGTACGGGGTTTTGCCCGGGTAAGGCTCTGCAGCTGTAGCAATGCTTGGTAAAGGGTCTTTATCGTCGCGCCAAACGGTAACGGTGCAACGGTAAAACGTCGAGCCATCAGGCATAGTGACTACCTCGGCGCTGGTTTCTTGTATGCGTAAATCAGGAAAACGCTTTAACGCTTCACTTAAACGGGTTGGTACGTCTACGTAATTGTCAATGTTAAACGCCATGTCGGGTGCCTTTACAGTTAGTCGGGTTAATTAGTTATTTATAGCAGATTGGTATAACACAGTTGCCGGCAACATTTCCATAGGCCATAAATCCCCTTGTGGCATTGCGTAGCACGGCAACGGTAGATCAGTTGCCCAACGGCCATGTGTATTGCAACGCTTAAGGTTTGACCAGCCGGCAAGGTTTACGGTGTAATCGTCACGGTTTACTATTGCCAAAATGTATAGCCCGTTTTTATCCTCGGCATGTGTGAGTAGGCGCCCGTTTGCGTGGTATGTGGCGCGCACCTCATAACCTGCCACGTCGTTGGCTTTAGGGTCATAGGCTGTAAAACCCCACTCGACGCCAAGGTAAGCAGCTACCGCTTGTTCCCCGTAGCAACCTTTAAGGTGGCGGTCATAACTTGTACTGGCTACCGGCACGTTGTAACGGTTTTTCATTTTGCCTACCTCGCACTCCATGGCTTTTTTATATGCCACGTCACGCGCATTAAATATCTGCTCGGGCGTTAGTTTTACTGTTACCACGTCAGCCGCCTAACGCCTCTACAGCCTCGCTAATAGCCTGCCAGCCTGCCTCATCACCGCTTAGGTCTAGGTCAGTAGCCAGCAGTTTTAAGCGCGCTATTAGGTCTGCGTGCTTGGGCTTGTAGGGAATATGTGCGGGCCTGCATATTTCATCTATGAGATCAAATACGGCCATTTGGTGTTTTGCCATTGCGTTTGCTGTTGGGTCTAACATGCGTCGGGTTTCCTCACTTAGTGAATTGTCGGGGTATGGCTGTTCTTGCATTTAGTTTGCTGTTTTCCATGGTAGCCAACCGCTGTTACGCCAAATAGCAACCATGGCTCGAGTGTTTACGGTTGGGTCAAATAGATCGCTGCACGTTTTTACAATGCCTTTAGCCTGCAACCAACCAGTAGGCCAGTTGGCGTTAGGCCGGCACCAAAAACCGTTAATTTGGTAAATGGAATAACTGCCCCCGTTTGTGTCGTAGGCGTTAAACGCGTCGCTTGTGCATCGGCTCTCGCGATTAGCCACTTTTAACGCTGTTTCTAGTTCGCTAGGCGGTAAACCCTCAGCGAGTGCCAACGTGGCTACCTGCGTGCATGTGTTCACGTATGCGGGCAACGTGGTGGTAGTGGGTGGGGTTGCCTCGTAAACGGTGGTAGTGCTTACGGGGCGGTCGGGTGCAGTTGTAGGCGATGCTGGTAGGGCTAGCGCAATGCCGGCAGCTGCAATAGTGAATAGCGCGGTAAACGCGGCTTTTAATGCAATGGTCATAGTTTCTCCAATGTGTAGGGCGTTTGCCATGTACCGCTAGCAATGGTCTTAAACGCAATTTGGCTATGTAGTACTTCGAGTGTGTCAGGGTTACGGAAAATTTGTACCAGTACTTGCTGGCCGTTTTCTAATCTGCCTACAAATGCTTCATAGGTAAAAGTTTGTAGTTCAGTCATGCGCGGTAAACCTCTTTTCGTCGGTACGAAAACGGTAGTAGGCGCGTGTTACGCGGTGGGGGATACTGGCGCAAGCCCTTGCAAGTATTGGGTTACCGCTGCAGGTACTTTGTCACCGGGCCAGTAAAACCAATGCCACGGCTCGGCTGGCATTACCTCAAGTGACCAACCAAACTTAGGGCCAACCTCACACATAAACTCAAACGTGGCACCCGACATGTTTGCAAAATCACAGGCCAAACCGAGGTTATGCCGGCTGGTACCGGGTACGGCCATTGGCGCATTGCCGGGCTTTAGGTAATAGTTTTTGTTTTCGTACACTCGAGGTTTAACGCCCTCTAATGGTGCCAGTTGGTAACGCGCTAAAAAACCTTGGCGTTGTAACGCAATGCTGCGGTATGTATCGCCTGCGCTAGTTGGCTTAAATTGTTTAATGCCCTCAGCAAATGCGGCAGCTCTAACCGCGTTGTATGCGTTCGCTGCTAGCGGGTGCAGTTTGCCAAACGGTTTAACGTCTACCAGCAGGCTGGCGGGTAGTTCACCCGGTTTAACATGTGCCAGGTTGGTTGGTAAAACCAGTTTTTTAATCGGTGGGTGCATTAGCGCTCGGCTTACTCTTTAGGCCGTTAGACGCAACCAGCCCGCTAAGTGTGCCAGTAAGGAAAACCAGCAACGTGCTGAGCAGGTCAATTAGTTGCGCGTCGGTTGGTGCTTGCTCGGTTGGTTGATCTACAAACAAAATGCCGTAAATAAACGCCATGACGGTAAACGAAAAACATAAAGCCATTAAACGGCCAACAAAAACAATTAGCCCTGCGTGGTGTTGTTCAGGTGTCTTAATCACAAGCCGCCTTGGTGAAACATTGGTACTCGATATTCGTTTTAGAAACTGTGCAACCACTACAACCCCAAACTACTACGGCAATAAGTAGCACGTAACCAATGAGGTAGCGCCATTTCATTACGACAATAAAGCGGTGACTTCGTCGGCAGTAAGTCCAAGTTTGGCAAGTTTTGCAAGTGCGCTTTCACGGGCTGTTAAGGCGTTGGCGGCGGATTGTTCTTGTTCGGCAAATTGTGTTTGTAACTCTTGTTGCGTTGCCAAAATGTAAGCGGTTTCGTCTGCCGTTGCTTGGCGACGGTTTCCGTTTTCACTGATGTAAATAGTTTCTGGCATGGTTAGTCCCTGTACCCGTAAACTTGACAAGTGCCTGTAATGGTTCCCGTTGAAGCAATAAAGTTTATTCCTGTAAAAGCCTCAGTCGAGTCGTGTCGCATCCAAAATATAGATGATTCAGAGTTAGTCGCATACATACCTTGCGAACTTTGACCCTGTAACAATGTATCTACAGCCAAAAACGGACTGTGAATATCAAAGACGGCGCTCATTGACTGGCTGTCAGTTGTGTTATTAAATGTCAAAGATGTGTTGTTAGCTGCTACACCTGTAAGAGTTGTGGCTTGTGCCCGTACTATTTGGGTTCCGTAAACTGCCGAGGTGTTATCGGTTACGCCGACACGCAAACGCATTGTGACTTGGTTTGCGGTGCTTCGTGAGCAAAGAAAAATAACACGGTAAGAGTCGTAGTCGGCACTAAAACAACCGTTTACCGCATGTGATGAAACAGCACTAAATGTCGTAGAACTAATCTCCCACAAGCCAACTGCGTTCATTTGCGCGGCGGTCAGTACTTGACCTGCGGTGAAATCTGGGGGCGTTGCCATAGTGCTACTTTATCCTAAAACGGGTTGCGGGTCTTGTATGTCTAATTTTCCGTAAATTGGGTCATCAAGTACAAACTCGTAAACAATAACCGTAGGCGCCGTGTAATAGGTAACGCGATGCCCGGTCACAAAATCTATGCGATGCTCGATGCCCTCTACGCTTAATTCCTGTGCTACCTCACCGCCAGCAATGGTGTTGGTTATTGTGATCGTGTCACCGATGTCTACTGTGGCTAGGTTTTCGCGTTGCGCTGTGGTGAGCATTAGGTAATCGGTTTGTACCCCGGTAAACGTGGCGTCGGGTTCTCCGACTAGCAAATAACTGGCAAGGGTTGCAGCTGCCGCGTCGTTGTGTAGCAGGCTGTCACCAATGCTTATGGTTTGGATTAGGTATTTTGCTTGGCTGGCTAAATCGTCGGCTACTTGGGGGCTTGTGGCGCCTAGGTGTTGAACGCTGGCACGGTTTACGATCTGATCGGCGTTATAGGTTATGGCCAAATTGTTGTACGGGGTCATGGTTCCGTCATCGTGGAAATCGGCCACGCTGTTACTAAGGGTATTACCTATTCGAGGGTCGCTATTTAATATGCCCGCGCGTGACATAAAAATACGCCCCTGCTCGGCAGCCTGTATTTGGTCTATGTAAGCCTTTACGTTGGTGCCGCCAGCAATGGTGTATGCAGCCGCACCGCCAAGGGTTTGGGTGCCTGTAGAAATGTCACGGCTTAAAGCCGGGTAGGCAACCTCGGGTAAATCCAATACCGCTGTTAGCCGAGCGCTGCTTAATTCCTCGGATACGTTAAATTCATTCATTACGGTTTGGGCTAGTAAATAGAAATCATCCGCGCAATAAACGGTAACGGTATTGTTTCCGCCCAATTCATACGAATAGTCATAGTTTACGATCTGACCAACAAACAACGGCACAAACGCGTTAGCGGTGTTGTAACGCCCAAACGACACTCGACGTAACGGCGCAAGGGTGAACTGCCCTGCAGGGTCTACAAACGGGCTAGACGTGTACAGCGGGTTTAATGTGCCGCCAGCCAAATTATCATCGAGGGTAAACGTCATGGTGCCGGCGCTGAACTGATCGCCTATTTCCCTACGCCCACGATTAACGCTAATGCCTTTGCTGTATTGCATCATTGGCGCAAACTCGCTTACGCCATCTAGCACGTATTGCGTGTTATTAAGCACCCCGCGCACGCTGTTATCCAAGGTAAACGCATCGAGCATAAACCCGGTATCTATGAATAGTTCATAGTCTCCGCTGGCAACTACCGAGGTAGCCATTATGCCACCGCAATATTTGCCGGGCCTGCCGCCCTGTTGTATGCGCGTATTGAGTTAATGATTACTTCGCCAGTTTGCGCGGTAGGCACAAGGCTCGACAAGTTAATAGTTATGTTTCCACCACCCGGCATACCCATATCGCCACCTACCTGCATTGGGGTAACCGAGGCTACTTGTGGGCGTGTGATTGCTTCGCTGAACCCCGCGCTAATGCCCTTAATGTCTGCCAGTTTAAGACCCTTAGCCTTAAGCCTCTTTTGAGCCTCATTAAACGCCGCTTCGACACCCTCTAGGTATGACTTAGCGTTATCCACGCCAGCCCCAAACCATGCCGTAGCAGATTGTTGGCCAATGGTTGCAGCTGCGTTATCGGCGGCTTTTACCAGTTCGTTGGTTTCGTTAATGGCACCAACACCGCCAGCGATTAACTCTGCTGCAATAGCCGCGCCACTCTCACCGCCAGCGTCTAGCACGGCCTGTAATGATTGTTGGCTTAAACCCATTTCAAGCAAGGTTTTAACATCGTTACCGTACTTAACTATGCCGGCTACCTGATCGCGCAAGCCTTGTAGAAACCCTGCGCCTGTTTCATCGCCAGCGTCTTTAGCATCAGCAAAACTAAACGCATCTTTAATGCTGTCGCTTACGTTGGTAGCAAAATCATCAAACGCTATTTGTGCATCCTGTAACTGTGTTTGTGCATCCTCGAGCGCGGCGCTTAGGTATTTTTTTAGCGCTTCGCTTGCCTCTTTAATTTTGTCGGCCATGCCCTTGGCAGCGTTACCCGCGCCCTCAAGTTTTGGTGGCAAAGTACCTAGGCCACCGTTTATTTCGCTGAGTTGCGGGCCAAACGGTTTAATGGTTTCTACGCTGGTTTTGGTTGCCGCCTTAAACGCCATGAACGCGCCCGCGGCAACTACAAGCCCGGCAGCAATAGCGGCAGCACCAACGCCAATGGTTAGCGCTGTGTTAGCGGCTGCAGCCGATGCAGCAAGTGACCAGTTAAGCGCGGTAGTAACAATGGTTACAGCGTTGGCAATTACTTGGGCTGCCTTAAATCCAATAAGCGCGGTGGCAATAGCAGCAATGGCGGTGCCTACGGCAAGCAATGTGCCTACGTGGTCTTGCGCCCAATTACCAAACGTAATGAGGTATGGCAGTACGGCTTCAACGGCTGGCAGTATGGCCATGCCTATTGCTTCGGCGGTTTCACTTAACGCAATACCTAAGCGCTTAAATTTGCCCTCTGCCGTGTTTGCTGCAACCGCTGCAGACCCGCCAAACGTGCGCGACAACTGCGCCATAACCTCATCGAGGCTGGCACCGTCTTTAATCATTGCGTACAGCTGCGGGGATAACTGGCGCAACGCCTTAAAGTTTCCGCCATACGCCTTGGATAGCGCGTCGCTGACGCTTGTTAAATCTGCACCTGTACCGGCTGAAATGTCTAGGGCCAAATTGAGCGCGTCGTTAGCGGTAGCAAGGTCTTGAGTACCTAAAACAAGTGAGGCAAGCGCTGGGCGTAACTGATCGTCGGCCACGCCTGTTGCCATAGCCATAGCGCTAATTGACTTTTCGGTAGCGCTTATTTGTGCATCAGTAGCACCAACCACGTTTTGCAATGTCTTGGCTAGTTGGGCTTGCGCGGCGCTGTCCTCGATAGCGGCTTTAACGCTGTAGCCAGCGGCAGCGGTAAGCGCACCTAACGCGGCAACGGCTGGCAAAAATGCTTTGCCTGCAATAAATCCGGCACGCTCGCTATTTGTTTCTAGTTTCTTAAGTTGGGCAATGGCTTTAGTAAACCCTGAACCGTCAAGGCTGCTAATAATCGGTATGTTAATTGCCACGATTGAACCCTAATTTTCTGTTAGTGCGCCGGGCAACGTCGTTAATTACTAACTCTACTTTGGCTTCCACGGCCTCACGGTTATTAGTAACGGCTTTGTCAATGGCTCGAGGTTGAGCGCCTGCGTCAGATTGTGCCTCTAAGTTGGTTACAAACATGCCCTGCGTATTGCGCCCGGCATGGTCATAAATTGCGCCAGCTGCGTTGGCTTGCTGTATCACCATTAACTGGTATGGCTTACTGCCGTATACAACTTGCTCGTTATGGGTTACCACGCCGTCAGTAGTGCGGTTGTAGTTCACGTAGCGCTCTTTGCTAGCGCGTACACCTACCTTTACCTTAAAACCCTTTTGCACCTGATCGGTACGCCATGACGTGTTACGGCCTTTAATAAGGTTGCCTCGACGCATACCGCTAAGAGGTTCCCCGGTGCCTTTGCTGTTATCAAAATAGGCCACCATGCTTCTAGCCTCGGCAACAATTACTTGGCCAGTTGCTTGTATGTCTTTAGTGATCTGTTTCCTATAGGCAGGGTCAAAATCATTTAAGGCTTTTAGCGCCTCTTGGATGCCATCTATTTGCGGAATAGCCGAACGCGACGCCATTACTTACCGCCACGTTGCTTATTAAGTATTTCAATGGTGGCGTTCATATCGTCTAACTCAAATGATATCTCACTAGGCCAAAACCCTGTTGCTACTAAAATTTCGGCCAGCGCTCTACGCACCGTGCCGTTTAGGCTTTTGGGTCTAGTTGTTCTACCACTTCAATAGACGCCAACGATGATATAAACGCGTCAAGTGTTGCCGGTACCGTGATACCTGCAAAGCGCGTAGCCTCGTAACACAAATAGGCTAAATCCTCAACGCCAACGCCTTGCGCCATTTCTGATGCTTTGCGCTTAAATTTGCGTTCCCAACTAACGATGGTCATTAGGTTGGTAGTTACTTCATGCGAACTGCCATCGTTAAACGTGGCTTTTAGTTGTAGTTGCATTATGTGCCTTTTCGTGTCGGGCCGTTGCCGGCTTTAATTTATACTTCGACTACTGAATAAACGCCACCAGTAAAGGTAACGCTCATGGTGCCAAGCGCACCCAATGCCATTGTGTATGGCAATGCTTCCAAGTATGCACCGGTAAGGGTCATGGTTGGGTTCGTCGCTGTGCCAGGGCTAGTTGCCGATGGTGACCACGAAACCGTAACCTGCGTGCCCACCAAACTTTTAAGCGTTGCGTAAGTTTCTGTTGCCGCAAACGACGCGTAAAGGTCAAGCTGCAGAGTGGAATTCTCGAGGCCCGCTACGTATGACCTGCTGTTAGTTCCAAACGCGGTGCTTTCCAATGCTTCAATGGTGCGCGTAAAAACTAAACCTTGGCATTGGTCTTGCAGGGAAACTGCGCCAACGGTGACGTTTGGGTTACTGAGGTAGGTTGAGGTTGCCATAGTTGGTTATTCCTTTGCTGAGTTCTTGCTATTAGTTTTAGCAGGTTTTGCGGTTTCGTTTGTGGATTGTTCTATAAACCCGCCCTCGAGTAGCGCGGCAATGTTAATGCCGTTGGCCTCTGCAGCCTCGGCGTCAAATTCATCGCCGGGATTACCGACGCGGGGGCTAATGATCGTGTAACGCATGGGTTGTATTCCTAACTAGTTTGGGCTTGCATCTCTATTGTTAAATCATACGCTGGCATCTCGGCCCCGCCGATGATCGCAATAGTAGGGCGCCCGCTGGTTACTGCCACGTTCTTGCCGAGCACCAAACTGGCTAGGTGCATTAAGTTGCGTTGCGCGTCAAGGTTGCCCGGGCCAAGGGTAATAATGCGTACCGTGTAGGTCATTTGCACGATGTTGCCACCGCCACCATAAACGCTAAACGTAGGGGCATCTATGAACGCACAGGGC